ACTTAGGCGAGATAGAAAAGATACGACCAGCAGGGTGTAGGCTTATTTGGTGTCTAGGTAATCACGATGCCAGATTTGAGACCATGCTTGCTGCACAGGCTAGTCAGTTTGAGGGTGTAGAGGGATTTCAATTAAAAGACCACTTCCCTCTATGGGAGGGGTGCTGGTCGTTTTGGGTTAATGACGATACTGTAATTAAACACAGGTTTAAGGGTGGGAGATACGCAGGCTATAACAACGCTGTAGCTGCACAAACCAACATCATCACAGGTCATACCCATGTATTAGCTTGTCAGCCGATTACAGGCTATTCTAAGACGATTTGGGGAGTACAGACAGGCACACTAGCAGAACCCAATAATATGCAGTTTGCAGACTATACCGAGGATTCGCCTAAAGATTGGCGTTCTGGCTTTGTTATGTTGTCTTGGGAACGAGGCAAGATGCTTATGCCGGAGATGATCCAAGTCTGTGGTGAGGATGAGGTAGAGTTCCGAGGAGAGATTCTAAAGGTATGAAACTGACCTCTACTATCCTAAAGAATATCTACACCATGCTTGTGGTGTGTGAGCCTTTTGATAAGTGGGATATGCCTCTTGCAGAGCAGATAAAGTTTATTGTGGACTACGATCCCGACACCATGGGAACTTACTTGTACGATGATGGGGCAGACAAGTATGAACACATCATTACAATATCAGCAGCTAGAAATGGCTTTATAGAGACCTGTATCCGTACGATGGCGCATGAAATGATCCACGCTAGTAGGTGGAACACTTCTACTTGTGCCTGGACTAAGCACGATAAGACTTTTAGATACAGAGCTAAGTTAGTATCAGAATCTTTAGGGTTTGATCCCTTGGAGTTATGACTTAACTACAACAAGTCCTCGTTCAAAAAGTTCACCAATGGTTGCGCGGTGCGCCTGTTCCCACATCTCAATCCTTGCGACTTTCGATAGTGTGCTAGATGTATCGGCTTCCGCATGGCAGCGAAAACAGAGGCTTGCAATGCGAAAATCGGATGATTTAAGTCCACGACCTTTTCCATCTCTAAGCTGGTTGGAATGTGCAGCCACAACAGTTCCATCTTCTATCCCACAATGTTGACATGGTAATAGTCTAGCAAGTTCTAGGAGTTTTTTGTTTCTATACATTTTCTTAGGTATTCGTTTTCTTCTCTTGTTTTTTTGAGCAACTGAGATAAATGGTGTGCTGTCTTTAGCATCTCTTTATACCTATTAAGGTATAAGTTGTAATTTGTAGAGTCCATTAAACCAATTCCAATCCTTGTTGTTGTAATCGTTGATTTTGTAGAGTTTCATATTCTTTGTTAAGTTCACAACCTATCCATTTACGCCCTAAATTTTGTGCAACTTGACCTGTAGTTCCGCTACCAAAGAAAGGGTCTAAAACTATATCACCAACTTTACTTCCAGCTAATATACAAGGTTCTATAAGTTCTTCAGGATACACCGCAAAATGAGCTCCTGAATATGGTTTTACAGGCACAGACCAAACATCACGCTTGTTTGCTTTTTCATATTCTTTGCTGACATTGCCTGATTTTGTAGCATATTTTGGGTCATCATTATCGCCATATTTATTGCCACCAAATCTTATTCCTTCGCTTTTTGTTGTTGCAGGTTCTTTAATAGATTCATGGTCAAAATAATACTTTTGATTTTTAGTCAGCAAAAATATGTATTCATGGCTTTTAGTGCATCTATCCTGAACAGACTCAGGCATTGGGTTTGGTTTGTGCCAAATAATGTCTTGCCTCAAATACCATCCAAAGTCTTGCAGGGCAAAGGCTAAACGCCAAGGCATACCCATTAAATCTTTTTGTTTATAGCCATTTCCAATTCTGTTTACTACTTTTTCTCGTGGGTTGCCAAATCCAGCCCTGCCGTTGTTTGATGCTTGACTGCTGTTATTAGCATAACTATCGCCAAGGTTTACCCATAAAGTACCATCGTCAGCAAGAATATCCCATACACAAGCAAATACTTCTACAAGGTTATCTATGAACTGTTGTGGTGTTTGTTCGTTTCCTATTTGCGAGTCTTTTCTAGTTGCTCCACATTTCAAACAATCGCCTGACGATATTGCTTTTTTATTGCTACCCCTACCACCTTCATCAATAAAATTTCTATTATTTGAAATAACTAAACCTTCATGTTCGCATGAATTATCACCGCCAGCCCACTCGGCAGTTCCATAATCTCTAAGACCATAGTAAGGTGGGCTAGTAACGCACATTTGCACCTTGACTCCATCTTTTGCCATCTGTCGCATGGAGTCTCGGCAATCTCCAAAATATACTTTATTCATTATTCTGTACCAATCCGTATAGAAATGTAAACAATAAGAAACACAATTAATGCCCAGATGTAGACAAAATCGCTATCGAGCATGATTATCTACAGACCGATTGGTAGCCTCTAGACTGCGCCATATCTCAACTTTAAGTTGTGCTGCTGTCAGCATCCACTTAATCTTCTCCTCGCACTCCACAGCCTCTTTTAAGCCTTCTAGAAGACTTATATACTCAGGATCAGCATAAGCATCTACCTCGGCTGCTGCAACAGACTTAGCCGATGATTTAGACATAAGGATACTGCGCTTAGACTTTAGGAAGTTTTCTAGGTAGATTCTGTTTGCCTTGGCTTTAGCAAAATCTCCCGAATACTTCATTATGTACTCTACTGCTTTTGTTGGATCTATATCCATGTTTTCCATTCCCCTTTATTCCCTTTTTGCCATTGATCACCATACAATTTTAGTAATTCGCTATCAATTTGGTATTTTGATAGATATTCTCTAAACTTCTGCAAACCCCAATCTGTCCTGTACTTGCATAATTGGCGCACAGCGCATTGGTTCTTCCATTCTTCCCCATTGGTCTGCCATTGCATCCGCTATTCCTTGAAATGTTTTATTCCTAATTTTTTCTCTTTCTTTTGGGTTATGCTTTGCCGAATCAGCATACCATTTTGTCATTCTTTTTCCACTAGGGAAGGTAACAAATTCTCCTTTATTAACAATATTTGTTGGTTTTAATAATGGTAGGTTTTGAAGCCACAAACAAGTAGATTTAGATGCACTATGCCCATAGTGATAGGGCTGAATAATTTGGTCAGGCTTTCTCCACTCTGAACTCATAATGCCTATTGGATTTTCTATGGCATATCTAGGTATATTGCAATTAGCCAATTTCATAAAAAAATCTATACCTTGCTGTTGTCTACCATCTGCTCTTTTCTGTGAAAAGTGCCTAGCACCACTTACAGCCAAATGAGTGCATGGAGGATGAGCAATCATAAGATCCCATCCATCATTGATAATGTCCATAACATCGCCTTGGTAATGATTACCAGGTAGTTCTGTTGGCTCTAAATCACAAGACCAGGAATCATGCCCTAGTTTTGCAAAAGCATCCCTTACTGTGCCACTAAACTCACAAGCCACTAAGACTTTCATGCGCCTGCCCCAACAGATCCAATCTTAGCCGACAGCCTAGCTCTAAATTGGGCAAAGGTTTCTCCTGCATATGGGTTTAATCCTAGTTCTCTGCCCTTGGCTAAAGTAAGTTCATCGCTTGCATACCAAGGTAAAGGTGGTCTCTTGTTTTCTTTCTGCTCGATAACAAGCTCATCCTCGAACCTCTCTTGGTTTAGCCAGGTAGAGGCATGAGGGATAAACTCCCAATCAGTTCCCTTTGCTACCCAGTATTTTCGATGCTCTACTATTGCCTCTAGTGCTTTTTGTTGGTTGTCTAGACTTAGCTTTTCCCACGATCTTTTTGCTGTTAGCTTTCCTATTTTTCTTGGGTATTGCGACCAAAAGTTCTCGAATGTCATTTTCCCTTTTCCTTTCGTTTACTACTGTTTCCATTACTGCTGTAAAACCTGCTTGCATTAAAAACTTATGACCGGCTTTATCCATTGTGAGTTCGCACTCTGCCGATCCATCTGGTAGTTCTTTAATTATATTAACTTGTATCTTCATCCATGAATACCTTTATGTTTTTATTAAAGTCTGCTTTCATAAGAACTGGCTTATTTAAGCAATCTAACATTTTATATAGATTCTGCTTTACTTCTTCTAAGTCCTCTCCCATCACACCAACACCTCTAGCTGTGTACAGATAAGGCTCATGGTTCTTATCGTAAAAGACCTCGCATACCTCGACCCAAGGGTCTCCATCGTTCTCATCTGAAAAGTCTACCACTCTATGATTCCAATGCATTATTTACTCGCCAAGATGTAAAGACCCACATTACTAAACGCATACCCTGTATATACAACTGCCATAGGCACATTACCTTTTAGGGCTTGTTCTATACCTATATAGGCATAAATAAGACCAGTAACAATGATAAGCCAAGCACTCACTTTTTCTTACACTTACTTTTTCTTTCTTAACTCTATGTGCTTTTGTAAAATATACCAAAACTTTGATTTGATAATCATTTTTTCCCCTTTGTGCATGAAACTTTAATAATCTTATACGAGTTCTACAAATAAATCCTAAGTATTTTCCCTAATAAAGTGAAAGCACCCACAGGCATAAGGTAGGTCTAACTCTTGTATAAGACTGACACTTGGCTTTTCTCCGTTGTTAGGAATAAGGTAAAACTCTTGGCACTTGAACTCTGGGAACAGAGATGCGATATAGACAGGGCTATAGATCCTATGGGCGTTAAATTCCACACAGGGGATACCTACAGGCACGACAAAGAATAAATGCTTTCCTGCGCTTTTCTTGAGGTTTTGGATAGCTTTTAAATCGCCTGTGTTGTCTAGGTTATCTCCGTATCTACCAAGACCAATATGTTCTACAACATGGCAACAAGAAAGAGACTCTACAGGATCTAGGTTTTCTAAGCTAATGTCGATATGCCCTACTATTAAATTTTGTACTTGTAGGTTAGGTTTGCGATAGTCTAAAAACTTGGTGGGAATGGTGGCAGCTAAAGTAGTGCAAAGGTGTAGAGATGAGCTAATGTCGTAATGGATTTTAGGGTTTACTTCGTTTATCTTTCTGACTGCCCAGGCAACATGGTAAACATAGTGTTCATCAAACCCATGTCCGTTATCGTCTCCTAGACAGGGAAAGGCATTACAAGCAAAACGATCCTCTTTCTCTAAAAATTGTAGAGCTTGTTTTCTGTATGTTTGTTCATCCATAATGTTTCATATTTAATACATTAATTAACCTTTAGGTAATGTTTATATAACAATATACAACTTGTAGGTAAATATTTAGATAACTATATATTTTGTATATATCTATTTCCAATATTTATTATCTTCTACCTTGTACGCTATGCCAAATATTTCAGTTTCTTCTTGCTTGCAATACGCTAGATGATCTAGGTGTTTTTGTATTTTTTCTACAAGCTCTGGCGATTTTGGTTTATCGACCCATACATACTTACCATTTTGTTTTATTAACATTTTTTATCCTAAAGACAAAAGAACGACCAACATCACCGAGGTGATGATTTCTACAAGTGATGTATCCTGTTGCAAAATCTGAATAGCTGGCTTGTACCAAACTACTCGGCTATCGCAGGTGTCGACCCTCGCTGTCTGCCACTTCCTCGCAGACCCTCTAGCCCATCTAGCATTTTTCTATAGCGTGCAGCATTTAACGCTTGTCTGGTCGCAAAAGGAAAACCCCAATAGTCTTAGGAGGGGTATGTCCCTTGGCATGGGCAACTGTTGACAGGTGGAAAGCAGATTTCTCGCTGACTGTCTACAACTACACATACCCCGCCTAAAAATACTGGGGTTGTAACTGCTTTCCTTATCTTGGTTGCCACACCAGACGATTCTATTATAAACCAAAAACTTATATCCCGATCAGTTCATTCTGTTTAAAAAATAGGCAAATTAGCCAATAATTTCCCGATCAGAACTCAAACTCCTTGTAGTCGTATCTCCCATTAGGTTTCTTAAACCAGCCAATTACAATAATTCTCCACTTAGACCTAATAAGTTCAGGGAGATATTCGCTTTCTTGGATCTTTTTTATTCTGGATGACATATTACTTTTGGATGTCATTTGTATGCCTAAAGACTCTCCGTTTCCAATAGCCACCATGTCGAGTATGCCAAACATATCTTTTTTTCGTTTTGTAAAAGAGTTGTAGGATTCGACCACTTCGCATTTATACCCCTGAGACTCGTATAGAGCCTTTGTACGCTGATTGTAGTTAGGCAAGGTCTTCTTCTGTTATCTTGCCAAACGAGGCTTCTATGATGGCTTCGTGGTGTTTCTTGGGGATAGAGTTCCGCATAGACCAGGCATAGACAGTTACATACTTCATACCAAGGTGATGCGCAATGTCCTTATATGTGCCAAAGACCTCTAATAATTTATCAAAGTGTTGTTTTTTTGCAACAGTATTCATGTTATCTCCTTTTGTAGATCTTTAATTCTACATGAAATACATAGGTTTGTAGATATTAGGGTTTGTCCTAGTATAAATATTCTACAAATCTCTACAAATCATGTATAGTTTCTACATAAGCAATGTTGCTTATTTCTTTGAAAGGGAAACAAAATGGAATATCAAACTAAAGATGGTTATGTAATTTCAGAAGAAAACTACAACAAAATTAAAGAGATTTGCCCACAGTTGTCGTTTGACGAAATTATGAGACTTATTGATTTGTTTAAATCTGGAGCAGTTAATATATAAACAACATCCCCCTTCGGGGGGAATTTCTTTGAAAGGGAATTATGAAAGACTTTAAAGGCGAATGGAAAGATATATTTTGGGGTGCTGTGGCAGCTATCCTTATGCTTGCACCAGCAATGTTTGTGTATGTTTGGAAAACAGGGGGTGTATCGTGAGTAAATATGATAGTTGGTTAGAAGAACCATACCGGCAAATGGCGCAAGCTGATGACCATCAGGAATATGTGTGGACTACCTATATGAAGCCAGGTAAGCCATGCGATCCGATGGATTTGGATAACTTCCAAGAGTATCTTGCAGATGCAACTGCGGATTATGCTGGTGCTGAGAAGTGGGAGAATCTGCGAGAGTATGCAGATAAAGGTGAATGGGAAAAGTTTGGTCGGGCTATTTATTTTCTAGTCCACGACCATATTGAAAACAAATTGATTGCGGAGGAAGAATAATGTCTAAATATTTAGAACTTAGAAATGTAGATGTATCGGACAAGATTGAGAAGAAGAATGGTTTGTCTTATCTGTCTTGGGCATGGGCTGTAGACACATTGCTACAACACGATCCACAAGCTACTTGGAGTTATGGTCAGCCTGTAGTGTTCGGTGAGACTGTGATGGTGTTCTGCACAGTCAATGCCTTTGGTAAGTCGATGACAGCGCAGTTACCTGTCATGGACTATCGCAACAAGGCAGTACCTAACCCAGACGCATTTGCTGTTAATACTGCGATGCAAAGATGCCTGGCTAAAGCAATTGCTCTACATGGTCTCGGTTTATCTCTTTATGTCGGTGAGGATTTGTGGGATGATATAGAGGTAGATTCTACAAAGTTTGTAGAAAAGATATTAGGTTCTCAGGACATCCCAGAGCTAAAGGTGAACTTTGCCCAAGCGTTTAAGGAAGTGTCTAAGGACAAAGAGGCGATGAAGAAGGTAAACGATGCCAAAGAAAAGCGGAAGGCAGAACTGAGTGAGACTAGCTGATGAGCAGCCAGACAATGTGTGCTTCGAGTGCGGTAAGGCTTGGGGTACACATCCACTCAAAAGTTCTGAGAACCACAGATCATGGATAGACCTTTGCGATGTATGTTTAAAACTCACAGCCGTAGCAGATGCCTCGGAATATGGATATATGAAGGAAGGATGGGATGGAGAAAAAGTGGTGTAGTTCTTGTCAAGCTGATAGACCAAAAGCTGGTTTTAAGTTGGTAGCAGCAGGAAATCGGGTTCGACCAGTTATGAGATGGAAATGCGAACATTGTTTAAAACGAGAGTCGGAGAGACGATATGGTAAATAAATTTTTTGAAGATGCTAGGAATGTAGCCAAGGCGATAGATGAGGGTACTTATATCTACACACCTAGTAGCACAGATATTACGATTCGGTGGCGCAAGATTTATGGTTATGTACCGGCAAGTGAGCAAAAGAAGTACCAAAAGAAATGGTCTGAGTTTCGCGCATTGACAGCGAGGACTCTAGAGAATGTAGAGATACCAGAGATACCAGGAGTTGTGCAATGGAAAAAGTGGCAAAAGTCTTAGTAGGGATAGGTGTTTACATTTTGTTACCTTTTGCGATAATAAAGGTGTCTTGGGAATTGGCAACTTCTTGGATCGAGGAATTAATAAAATGAGAAACAAGCATTGTATGGAGGCTTTCTATAGAACCTTAAAGGAAGTAGATATTCCTTCTGGGCAGTCTATTATCTGTGAGCATTTCTTTGCTTCGGGTTGGGATGCAGCCATTGATGCCTTGTCTCTCGCATACCAAAGGCAGTTTGAAAATGATGGAGTCGATACACAGCTTATTCGCAGAGACCCCCAAGAACCTCTTGCCGATGACGATAAAGAATGATTGGTATCCTGTATGCTTTCATTCCAAATTAGATTATAGAAAATGGCAGTATTACAGGAGGGGATCAGGAGAAAGAGTTACAGTCTGCGATGACTGTAGTGATGAGTACCAAAAGAAAATGAAAGGGGAGAATCGGTGTTTTATAGCAGAGGCTATGCAACGATCAAAATATGTCTGAACCAGTATCTCAAGCAGTAATGACAATAACCGAGGTATCTCCATATCATTTTTCTATTGAGATTGAGGGGTCAGATTTATCTTTAGAAGTTTCAGAAATTATGGTAAAGTTTCTGAATGACTGCTTACAGCAGATTCATGCGGATCAAAAAATCCATTGAAAGGGATTGTATGGAACAAAGAACAGAAGAATGGTTTGCTGCCAGATTAGGCAAGGTAACCGCTAGTCGGGTCGCAGATGTCTTAGCCAAGATTAAGTCTGGCGAATCTGCAAGTCGTAAGAACTACAAAATGGAGTTAGTCGTTCAGCGATTAACCAATAAGGTAGGGGAGTCGTTTACCAACGCTGCAATGGAATGGGGTACAGAGCAAGAGCCATTCGCTAGGATGGCATACGAGGCTCATACAGGCACTTTTGTAAAGGAGGAGGGGTTCGTAGACCATCCCACGATAGAAGGCTTTGGATGCTCTCCTGATGGCATTGTAGGGGAAGGACTAATTGAGATTAAATGTCCGAATACAGCTAACCATATTGAGACAGTCTTGGAGAGCAAAGCTCCGAGTAAATATATCCCACAAATGCAATGTCAGATGGCTTGTACAGGTGCGAAATGGTGCGACTTTGTATCATTCGATCCTAGAGTGCCAGAGGACTTGCAACTGTTAGTAGTGCGTGTCGAGAGGGATCAGGAGTATATCGATGCG